TAGATGCTTGCCATTAATACTGTGATAGCACCAAATCTTGAACTGGAACCTAGTGCAAAGGCTCCTGCAAAACTAAACAAACTTAGTAACACAAATCCACTTGCTGTGTTAATATCAAGTCCAGCATTTCCTAAAAATGCTTTTATGTTATCTGTATTAGATACTGCATAGTTGGCCGCAACAATAATAAGTGCTACCCAACCTACGAGTTTCCAATCAACATATCCAAGCAGTTTCTTAAGATCAAATGTTCTTGTGCAGAACATATAGTAAATTGTTAATGAACCAAACGCCCATATAAAATCAATGCCAGCAATGATGGCGCCAACACCTGCTATGTATGGAAATACGTATCTTGTTATGCGACTGATTTTTATATCCGTTTCACAGTCTTTAAGTTCGATGTCAGTTTCCTTGACTCCCCATATGAGATAGGCAAGGATAAAAGCAATTGAAACTAACAGTAGAGGCCAAATGATTCCTATCCAAGCACCGTAACTTAAACCAAATGCCGCCATGGGTAGGATAACAGTTTTTTCCAAGGGTGACCAAAAGTAATAATGGTGTGTGCTTACATAGTCAATTGGACCAAACTTCTCACGGCCGCAACAGCCTTTGTCCGGTGCAAGTGTTTCCAGCATACCGGCACTTACGGTTACACGACCCTTGATGGGTAACAGACCTGTTAGGGCACTTACAACGGCAACTACTGCTTTTTTGCTTTTAAGTGTTTGTTCGAAGTAGCAAAAGATGTCCTTGAATAGTCCATGCTCTTTGATCATGCCCGCGATCATCATCACAAATACGATTAGTAATAGATAAATCTGTCCGCTATATATTAAACTGTAATCCAAAAGAAATCTCCGTAAATTTTATACTATTACTTATTATAGATTAATTTACCTTGATTGTCAAGTGGTTGTTAGATTGAACCGAAGTTTTTGATGCTAATGCTACCTACCATTCCGGCATGAGCTTGGCACTGATATCTGTATCCTCCAGATATGCTTGATGGAATTTTCCAATACAGAGTGCCCTGTGTCTTACCCTGTGCCGATGCGCCCGTCGATACAGTACCGTCAATGTCAACGTGTATCAATCCAGTATTGTAAGGAGTGGCTGTAGGATCCTGTATTTCAAATGGATGTCCTGTTAGTCCTGAAAGTTTAAATGCAATGGTGGCACCATTTAGTGCATAGACTGTTGGATTATTTCCAGTATATTGATCAAATAGATATGCAGATGATCCACTGTTAGTAACGGTAAGCATAGTAATTGCAGGCATATACGTTTGATCGATTGTAAAGTTTCCTGCCTGTACTTCCGTTAGATCTGTAAAATCAGAAACACTGCTAACTGCATTTGTTATTGTTACGGTATCTGTTGCTGCATTTGTTGTGAGTGAAATACCTGCGCCTGCAACAAGAGTTAGTGTATCTCCGGATGATTCAGCGACAACATTAGTTTGTCCACTTACTGCAATAGTTCCAAATGCATTTCCGCCACCACCTCCTGGAGTTGCTGAAATAGTAATGGAATCGTTATCAGCATCAGTTGTGATTGTTACATTAGAACCAGCAACTAATGTTAGTGTATCAGATGCAGTATCAGCAACAACATTAGTTTGTCCATCCACTGCAAAGGTTGTAAATTTACTACCAGTGTTTTCGATAGTAATGGTACCATCATCAGCACTTGTTGTGCTTATTCCGTTCGCACCAACAAACTGAAGAGTATTACCAGAAGTAATAGTTCTAACAGTTGAATCATCAGCAGCAATAGTTAATTCAAAACTTCCCGAACCTCCACCAACGCCAGCAGCAGTTGCCTTAGTTAAGAAGTCTGCATCCGAAACGTTTGAAAGGTCATCAATGGCCATGCTATAGCCACCGGTCTGTGTTCCGTCATAGACCCTAAGAGTCTTGTTGTCCTGATCGTAATAGATCTCTCCTCTTGACCCAAGTTTTCTACCGAGAAAATCCGAATCTCTTGGAACTACTCGTAAATTGTTTATAATAGGAAGTCTTGCCATACTAATATTTATCCTATACTAAGAACTTTGTTTGGTTTGATCTTGGTGCATAATATTCATGCCCACAATAATTCTGTCATTTTCTGTCTTATTAAATTCAACACCATGCCACGTATCCCCCCTAAAACACAGCAATAGACCTGGCTGGGGATCAAGATATATTTCAATATCCGGAAAAAATATTCTACCACTGTCCTTGGGTACTGAAACATAATAAACAAGACTAAATGTTGATGGAAAATGAGAGTGAACAGCACAGCCGCTTTCCTTGTTGTATACATTACACCAACAGTCTATCATGTGTGGATTAAATATCGAAAAATTTAACTTTTCGTCAGCAATCTGTTTTGTAAATATTTTTGCTGCCTGCGTCACCCTATTAAATCCTGAAGCATTTTCCATATCCCAGCCGCTTTGCCACACATTGATATTAATCTCATCATTGTATCCTTCAGGATTATTTTTTCTTTCCTGATTAATTGTTTCCATGATCTGTTGATTTATCTCATCCTTATTATCAAGAACTGTGGTCCAGATCAGTGTGGGTCTCGGATGCTTTGTTTCAAACTCAAGTTGTTCAAAATTATTCTTCATGAATAAACATCCATAACATAAATTGTTCTGCGATCATTGCAGGGTTTTGTATTATGCACAAGCCAACTGGGTATTGCTATCCAGTCTCCGGGTGTTAGTTTAACCTTTTCAACTATTGATTCGCCATGGCTTACTGCCATTGGTCTTGGATCAAATAACAATAATTCTCCTTCGCCCCTAAGGTTTAGTATTACTGTTTTTAGATCATTACCAGGTTCGTGAAAATGTGGATCCTGATACCCTCCCGTATTGTAATCAACTACCCAAGAACTCTTAATGTAATTAGATTTTATTTCTTCTTTAATATTTTTAATATTAGGTTGTAATATTTCTAACCACCTTGGCATCTTATCCTTTGGTCCAAAGGAATATTGCCAGCCCTTTTCCGTTGTTGATTCGTTCCTTCCTGTGGGATCAAGTTCTTTTTCAAAATCAATCCAATCGTCAAGTTCTTTTATAACGTCTTGGGTCAATTCAAATCGATCCTGCCATATGTTAGTAATAAACTTCTGTACTATCATTTTTTTCCAAAGAATTTTTTAATCCTATTCCATAATGATTTATCATCATAGAAAAACTTTTTGTACATCCTTGCCACAAGTTTAGTATCTCGAGTGATATTAATGGTATGAAAATATTTCTTCTTCTCATGCCATTCATAATCTTCATCGGTAAAATCTCTCACCACCAAATCAAATTCTTCATCAGACAATGGTATAAGTTGTGCCATGGGAGTTCCAGCCTTAATGGTGTGTCTTCCAAGCAACTTTTTCCATTTTAATTGTATGTGTACTTCACTGCTATGGGCACTATCAAGAACTCCTGCAAAATTTTCAAACTCAAAAGTATCTGGATACGGTATGGGTAACATTAAAAACTTTAATCCTTCTGGCACGATAATTTGCCAAGGAGTGTGAAGTTTAATTACTGTTTTTAAAACTCCAGGGCCCTTTGGAACATCTCTTGATATAGTATCATGAGAATGAGCATCAACGGGTGGTGTTTCAAGAAGTCTTTCTATCTGTCCACCTGGTAAATCGGCATTAAAATTTATTCCGTCGCCGGTTGTTTCTATGGTCACATCCCAAGGCAACGGTATGATGTAACCCTTGGCTGCAATATCAAAAATTCCAGGACATCTAAACGTGTGGGTATAAGGCTTTCCTTTTAATTCTGCGTTTACTTTTTTATGGTCCTCTCTCATTGCTTCCGCCCAGCGCCATTTATAGTTCTTTGCAGGAATAATAGGATAAACGTCTGATATTCCTTTTATCTTAGAAGCAAAAATTATTTTCTTTTTCATCCATTTTCCTTTATATCAATATCAAACACTAAATTAATTCTTTCTCTATTTGATAGATTAAAATCAACTTCGTGAGGCATCCATGCGGGCCATACCAAAAGATCACCATCTCGAGGTTCATATCTAAATTCTCTCACAAATGGTGCTCCCCAATTACAATCGCTCATAATATTTGCTGGGTTCGTAAAAACAATTGCTCCTGTTCCTTCTCCTTGCAGATAATAAACTGCTGAAAACTGTTTAGATTTGTGAGAATGTAAAAAGTTCCTTGACATATAACCATTAACATTTGCCCAATAATTTAATTTCACATCCCTTAAATCAGGAACATTTTTAAAAACAGGATCAACGCTGTCGTAGTGATTGGCAGCAACTTCAACTGTCTTAACTATTTCTTCAGCCAACCAAGAAATATCTGAACATGGATTGTTCCATCTCCAGCACCCTTCATTTGATTTATTAATACCTTGGGGATTTAATTTTTGACAATCTTTAACTTCCTTTATAAGGTTGTCAATTTGTTCTTGCGTTCCTATTCTCTTAAGAAACAGATCCGAGTGTATTAATCCTATTTGTTTAATCTTTTCTTCCATACCATTCCTTGAGAAATTCATAATGATTAGGAAACATTTCTATGATTTTCTCAACCCTAAATTTTTGATTTTCTATGAAGTACTCAGCATATTTTTCCAAGTCTCCAGAAAGCATTCTTGGATGATTCTCGTATGCTCCTCCTGGAAACAACACTTGAAACCAATGTCCTATGTGAAAACTACTTTCCGGATGTAGGAAAAATTGTCTGTGTAAGTTAGGAACAAATTTCTTAATTGTTTCCATTACCTGGGGTGGTAATTTATCCGCTGTTTGTTTTCTTATATCTTGCCAGAACGGTGTATCGTTTTTTGTGCTGAAATGATAGTGTACCCAAACAAATGCCACAATTTCCCAAAACGATCTTTCATAACTTTCATTTAGCAATCTTTTAGAATTGTTTGACCAAACTCCCTGATTAATATTGAGCAGATGTGTTAGGATTTCAACTGCCTTGGTCGTAAACGTAATACCCGTGGCTTCGAGTGGTTCAACGAATCCGGCGCTCAGTCCTGCTGCCACAACATTTTTATGTGCTGTTGCTTTGTGTATACCACATTTCATGGTTAAATGATTGGCTTCTGCTTCGTACTCACCTATAGAATCTCGTAATTCCTTTTCTGCTTCTTCCGGAGAAATGTGTTTTGAACTATACACATAACCGTTTCCTATCCTATTAAAAATAGGAATGGTCCATCTCCAACCCGCTGTCATTGTTGTTGCTTTTGTGTATGGATGACATTCTTCTTGGGGATTAGTGTATTGCTTTGGCATTGCTACTGCTCTATCACACGGTAATATATCATTTACTGGCATAAAGTCAACACCAAGTTGTTTTTCTAATAATAATGAATTAAAACCTGTACAATCAATATAAAGATCTGCACTGTAAGAATTTCCATCCTTGTCTATCAATTCCTTGATACCTTCTTCATCGGTCTTGATATCAACAATTTCAGTATCAACGGCTCTAATTCTATCTCCGACTATTTTTTTTAAACTATCAACTATTCCTAATGCTGCAAAGTGTACCGCTCCAAATTGTCTATCCCCGCTTAATGCATAATTTGTGTCAAGTCCTGCAAGTTTAGGACTCTTGTTTAATTTTGCTAATTTGTAGGCAGGAAGATAATCAAGATATTCGTCAAGGCTCTTGTCAATAAAATAATCGGAAGTGTATAGATCTGGACCTATTTGTGTGTGTTCAATAAAATCATTGTCCACAAAAAAGTTTTTATCAGTCCAACCCTCAAATTCAACACCAAGTTTAAATACTGCGTTGCTGGGTTCCATCCATGTCTTAGGATCAACTCCTGCGTCATAAAGAAATCTTGCTGTAGCAGGTTGTGTTCCTTCACCTACACCTATTGGACCAAGTTTGGTACTTTCGATAAGTGTTATCTTGCAGGGAAAATTTATATTGTTAACCATAAAGGTTGCCGTGAGCCAACCACTTGTTCCGCCACCAAAGATTATTATATGATTTGCCTTCAGAATCCCCATGTTATTTTCTCACCACAGCAACATAAACTCCATTCCACCAATCATTCTTACTTTCCTCTTCATTAAGAATAATTTTATCATATGATATTTTTCCGCCCATTGACTCTATTCCTTCTCTTGCTCCATTAACAACTCCGTCCCAATTAGCATCGTCAAACACCATTAGAACTTCATTTTTAAATGTACTCCAAAAATATTCAACTGCCTGTTTAGTAGTTGTCTGTTCGTGAGGACCGTCATAGAAAAACATCTGTATTTGATTACTCATTATGTCTGTTGGAGTTTCAAAAATATCATTATCAATAATCTTAATTATGGAATCTCCTTTGTATTTTTCTATATTTTCTAAAAATGCATCCTTACTGTTTGAAGGTAAAGTTATGTCCTTTCTCTGCGGTTGTATCTGAGATACCCACCTGTCTACGCAGAACATATTTAAATTATTGTTCTGTAGTATCGCACAGGTTGTTGCTCCAAGAAAACTTCCAATTTCAAGACAACTACCAACACCCTTTGCAAGATGGTTGAGCAATGTTTGTACTCTTGGTGATGTTAATCCAGGTATATCATTATAAACTGACGGTACGCCTGACTTGTGTATTGAATCAACAGTGTGCTTGACCAGATCACTATAATCAAGTTCAGATTTTCTATCGTGTATCTTATCGCAGTACTGGCATTCCCAACAATCAAATTTACAGTTCTTGATCTTGTCTCTCCAGACATCAATTGGTCTTTCCTCCATGTTAGATTCTTGAAGCCAATTTTCAAATCCGGGAACAACAAATTCTTCCCCTTGGGCATACTTGGTTATAATTTGCATGGTTTCGTTTAATCTTTCAATGTTTTCTCGACCGTGCATCTTAAAAACATCAATCCCAAGATCATTTAAAAACTCTTCCCAATCTTCTCTCCAGGGTGGAAGATTTGCAGTTTTTAGATAAACTGCCGGATCTTCAATTTCCCACTTAGGACAACTTACTCTGCTGATAGGATCGTTAAAGTATTGTGGTTGGTTTCCGTATCTTGTGTTATTGTATTCAAAGTGTTCTACCATCATAGGACATGATCCAAGGCATCCTTCATTGGCAAGCATACTATATTTTATATCCTTGCCTAAGTTTTTCTTAATCCATTCCTTTGCCTGTTTAAGTCTTAGCAGGGTATCTCTATCTCTCATCAAATCTCTATCAAGATTGATGTAGTCAAATCCATACTTTGCAAGATTAACTATTTCTGTTGCTGTTCTCACATCTCTAAGGATTGTATTTTTTACATACAAATCGGGAAATGCGGCTTTAATTTGACCTGTTGCCATCCAATGGGTATGTGGAATGGTAGCCACTCTAATTCCCGCATCATAGAGATACTTAAACTGTTCAATGAATGTGTCAAGATTTTTCTGTGTAGGCGGAACAACAGTATTATTAAACGTAGCACTAATTTCAATACCAAGATATTTTTTAATTCCAATAGCGTTTTCTATCGCCCCTTGTGCATTTTCCTGGGTAGTTATGGTATCGCCCATTGCATCCTGAAAGAAAGGAGGCATTCTTGATGTAAAATAAACATCATATATCCAATCCTTGTGCTGATTAAGAAAATTATAAAACAACTCAAATTGTTTTTCGTTTAATTTTGGATTGAGAGGAACTGAAAATATTTTTCTTGGTGTCATTTTTTTGGATTCCCTAAAAATTCTAACCAACCTGTTAGAACATATTTTGTTTTATTCAATGGAGGATTTCCTCTATGAGTATGTGTGTATGAAGTTGGCCAAATGACCAATCTACCTTCTTTTGGATTTACTCTTTTTGAGAGGTATAAAAATTCTGTTTCTCCACCTTCGTTAATGGTGTTAAGATAAAGTTGCCATGCAACTATTCTTTTCGCTGCCGCAGAATCACTTGATTCGTAATGCCAGTTATGATATCCCTGTCCTGGAACAGTTTTTTGTAATCTAATGCTTGACATTCCGTGCATTTCACTCGTGTGTAACACGCTATATGTGTCAGCATACATCTTATAACAGTCCCAAAATCTATTTAAAAAATTAAAAAATATTGGCGTTTCTTTAGTAAAGGTAATAACGTCTTTGTCAAGAAGAAAAGCAGTTTCGTCATTCTTTTCGTGTTTCAATCCATCCTGCGTTTCTTGCCTATCAAAAACAAGATTCATGGATTTAAGTCTTTCAAAATAATTTATAAATTCATTACATTCTTCTGGCTTTAATACATTATCAAATACCATAAGAAAGTCATGATTGGTTACGATCTCTGGATTATGGTTCATACCGTATTTATGTGCGCATATTACGGTAGAAAATTAAATGTGATTGCTAATCTAACAGGTTTTTGGTTTGGATAGGAACTTGCATGGTAATGATTGCCGTTGAAAACTACTAATTTTCCTTGTGCTGGACTTACTTTTTTCTTTAGGGTATATTCTGTCGGCTTCTTGAATGGATGTGTTATGTTACTTTCTTCATAGAAATAAAAATCACCGTCACAATCATTAACATAATAAACAGCCGTTGTGTGATCACTCCTTAGATCAACGTGGGGTTCATGAGATTCAGTGAAGGGATTCTTAAAGAATAATCCAATTCTAATTCTATTAATAGGTTTATCCTTTAGCCCAAGAGGTTCAAAATAATCAAGTATCCATTTAATGTCATCAAAATGAGGAGAACATGGTGTTCCATCTATAAGCAAAGTATGAAACATGCCCACTATGGCATCATCTTCTAATATTATATCCTCATTTTCCTTAACACCCTTTACAGCATCATGAGTAAATGCATAGGGAAAGTTTGGCTTCAACATATAGTTGATCAGCCACTGTTGTTTTTCCTTTGGGATGAAGTCTTGTACTTCGAATATATCTTTAGTAATTGTCACGTCCAGGTTCAGACATGTCTAATTTTGCTTCTGGAGGTAAACCATGATCGCCCGGATTATGAATTAATAGACCAAATCTATTATGCAAGAGCTTTTTCGCTGATAGCAAATCATTACAAGCATTAATTTCTGATTCGATAGCATTTTTCTTGCTTTGAAATCTCATGTTATCTGCTTTTGATAAAACAGAGTTAAAGTGTTTCCTTAGGTGAATTCTCATTTCTGTTTTTAAGAATTCACAAGTGTTAGCATCTTCCTCCGCAGTCAGAAAATAGTATGTCTTTTCTCCATCTGCTTCTGTTGATTCCATAAAAACATCTTCGTGTGCTGATGTTCCTGTTCTCAATCCAATTTTAAATTTGCCGGATTCGTATTTTGCTATTCCAAACTTTCCAGCCTTGGCTACTGACTCAGATACTTCCTCTGCATCGTAACTGGATAAGTTTACTTTTCCTCTGCTTTCCTCTGGAATGTAATAAGAAGTGTAAAGCCAATTGGTATACAGTCTTTCCATTTCAGGTAGGAGTCTTGGGTCATTACCGCCCAGTGTTTCACTGATTATATACATCTTGTAACTTTACTCCTTGTTTTTTAGCATCAGATTCCTGTGCCTTTTTGACTTCTTCCATTCTCTGTTCCATATTGTTTCTGTCTTTTGGTTGAGAATTTTCTGACTGTTTGACCTTTCCTTCTTCATTAGTAACAAATGCTTTTGAAGTATCCACACTAATTGCTGTTGCTGCACCCGGATCTATACCAAGTTCCTTGGCATGTGCATTTTTAATTTTTTCCTGGTGAACTGTCATTTCAAGATTGTATCTGTGTGCAATGCTTATGATTTCGTTTTGTTGAGCTTCATCAAGAGTAACTATTGCGCTCATGTTTCCCGAGCCAATTCTACCATACATTAAAAGATCCATTGCTGCTTGTTTGGCAAGCCTAATGGTCCAATAGTGTCTTTCGTATAAATCCTCTTCAGGAGTATCAAAAACTTCAAGAAGAGATCTTCCATCCTCAGTTTTTCCTTCGTCTGACTCAAGGAATTCGTTAATAAGATCGATATAATGATGTCTTTCTATATAGTGCTGTGCAGCAGTTTGTTTTAATCCATTATTCCATGCTCTTAGTTCGCAGAGTTGTATTTCTAATTCTTTCTTTTGAATAGGATCGGCCGCTGCCTCAAATTTCATCTCGGCAAGTTCTAATTCAAGTTTTCTCTTTTCATTCTTGGTTTCCCATTCTTCGATTGCCTGCTCAAGAGTCTTTAATTCAATTAACCACTGTCTAAGTTTATGAAAAGGTGTTAATTGATCAGCACCCTGAAAGTATTTCATCTTATATTTTGGATTGATCAGAGTCTTGTTAAGGCATCTTTCAAGAAGAGTTTGCTCTTGATTGGATAACTTATCCAAGTGTTTTGTTCTTAATTTTGTGTTGTATTCTGGAGTGTCGTATTCGGCGAAATAGTTCTTAGAATCCCAATGGGTAAGATTAAATTTTTTTCTTAATTCCTCTTCTTTCGGCGTTAATTCTCTACCCGCTGATATGTTTTTTAAAATAATTTCGTTTTTGTTTTCAGACATAAATTTTTCTCCTCATACTATTTAGTGAGGTTACTCTCTGAAACCGCAGTGTCCTGAACTGCATCCACCGTGTCCTTTTGGCTGGGTAGTTCCTCCAGTTTCAAATCCTGAGTTTGAAGCATAGTTTAATACAAACGATCGGTTATTTTGGCTACCGTCATATGTACCAATGCAGTAACCCTTGTCCTGACCATGTCCGTAGTTTTCCTCGCCCATGTTTCCGAATGGTTTTCCTACGTTGGTAATTCTTCCTTCATTTACCGTGCTGGTTACACGGAATTGGTATCCGCCATTATAACCGCCTTGTTCGCCACCATAGCCCTTGCCATCCTTGGAACTTAATCCCTTCTGCTGACCGTGTGCGCCTGCTGATGTTCCGACACCTGCGATTGATTCTGTTGAATATATGATACGCTGAGTCTGTCCTGAGTTACCCCAGTAAATACCTCTGTCCTCTCCTGATATGGAGGCAGAGTGATCGTTCCATCCACTTCCTCTATTTGAAGTGATGGTAAGTGTTGAGAAATCCCATCTTCTTACTTGGCCGCTTCCTTCACCATTTACCCAACCGTAGTTTCTGTCCGGATCCCAAACAAAACTGGTATTACCACCATTGAAGTTGATTGAGCCAGTGTCATTTCTTACTTCCGTTCTCATGTTAAACGCAGTAACGAATCCACCATTCCATATCATGGTTCTATTCAAATCAGTTGCTCCTGACTTGTAGTGGTAGTTTTGAATCCTACCGTTACCAAGGTTGGTTGTCGAATCGTTTGAATGTGTAATTCTGTTAACGTTGCTCCACAACTGACCATTTTGATAGCCGCCCATCATGTAACCAGTCGTAACAACCTGTCTTACCTTGAAAGGAACAGAAAGGAAAATTGTAAAGTTTCTTGTTGCCACTGACGAAATTGGAAGAGTTGGATTTGCTTCAGTTGCAACAATCTGGAAGGCAAAACCACCGTTAATGTTAAGTGCCTGTAGAGTGTATGAACCACTCAATACACCAGTATTCGCATCAAAAGAAAATCCTGCAGGCAGAGCGCCACTCGCGGAAAATGTTACTGATCCGTAGTTTTTTGTATTAATTGCATCAGCGTCAAATACCGTAGTAAATCCGCCAGTTGCTGAAATGTTAGCAGTTCCTCCGTCAGCGGGAGATGAACCTCCAAATTCTGGACCTGCTCCTAACAGATATCTTCCTACTAATGGTTTTGCTATGTCCTGAAATCGTGGCATTAACTACTCCTATCCAAATGATGCTAATGATCCAAACACTGTCCATGAACTTGCGGTTCTGACCAATGTAAAGGTTTGTAATTCATATCTGCTGGCTTGTGGCGTTGGTGCAGTATAACCAGCCCATCTAATGGTCTGAGAAACACCATCAACTTGGAATGCACTGGCATATCTTGCTGTGCCGCCCTGTATCAAAACCAATCCAACAGTAATAATTCTGTTATTTGTGGTTGGAACATTTGTTAAATTCATTGTAAAGTTTGCACTCATTGAACTGTGGTGCCAAAGATTAGATTCAGTAAAATCGTGAGTTACAACACCAGTTGCTCCAGTTTTGGCAGCAACAGTTTCTGCAATTTCAGCCAGTGTTGTTGTGCCAGTTGCTGTTAAATTTGTAAATGTAGCAGCGGCAGGTACCGAAGCACCAATTGTTAAGTTGTCAAGTTGGCCGCCATTAAAACCACCACCGATATATAAGTCTCCACCAACACCAAGTCCGCCTGTAACTACTGCTGCACCTGTTGTTGAATTTGTACTTGCGGTACTATTCGTAATTGTAAATCTATCGTCTGTGGTAATAATTCCAGTTCCTCGTGCATCTAACACAAGATCCTGGTTGATTGCTTTTGTAGAGACACGGTTTGTGGTAAGTTGGATATCACCTGCTACTGTTCCTCCACTTTGATAAACTTTTCTTCCCATAATTGTTTTCCTCTACGTATTTATGCCATTATCCATGAGATGTAAGGTTGCCCCATACGTCCCACGTGCTACCAACACGATAGATAACGAATGTTAATATTTCAAATCTATTGGCATTAACGGTTGGTGTACCGTATGCCGCCCATCTAATACTTTCCGGGACTCCATTAATTTGCACAGCATTTCCAAGATATGCTGCTCCCCCTTGGTATAAGAATAAGTTCAGTGTGTATGATCTATTGTTTGTTGTTGCAAGATTGGTAAAATTTACCGTAAAATTGGATGCTATGGAGGTATGAACCCAATTATTCGTCAACGCAGTATCATGAACAACAGTTCCTGTTGCTCCTGTAATTGCTTCTGCAACGTTAACAGTCTCAGAAAATGTGGATGTTCCAGTTGCTGTTAGATTAGTAAATGTTCCTACTGAAGTTCCACCAATTGCCACACCGTTAAAACCGGAAACTCCACCAACGCTGATGTCTCCACCAACGAACAAGTCTCCACCAACTCCCATTCCTCCAGTTACCACCATTGCGCCTGTTCCTGAACTGTTTGAAGCGGTGCCATTAGTGATAGTAACCCTGTCGGGAGATGTGATAATTCCTGTTCCGTCAACGTTCAAAATAACGTCATCGTTATCGGCTAATGGAGCAATTTTGTTTGAACCAATGGCCAGATTACCTACGTTCTTTGCTACGAATCCGGGGTGTATGTTACGTGGCATTAATCAATTCCTCTTTTATTAAGCAGTAGATGTTTCAATACCCATCACAACAACACTTACGTTTGTTGAGCTTGAGTAAACAACAATATTCTTACCTGCGTCAAGTACCAAACCAGTTCTTTCAAGTACACCGTTTCCTGATAACGAAGTATCATATTCAATGTATTCATCATTTCCTGGTGATGCTGTAGATGCTACCGCCACTCTAACCGTAATTGCTGATGCGTTTCTGTTACAAATAGAAACTGTTGCAACTGCAAAATTGCTGGCTGGGCATGTGTACACCACGGTATCAGTCGTTGCTGATAAGTTGGATGCTCCAAGTCTTCCTGTTGCCATTTTAGTTTACCTCCATATGTTATACTAAAAAGTAGTTCATTGCCAGCGGATAACCAGTTATGCCGCCAGTAAAGTTAAATTTAGCATTCATTGTAATAGTTGTCGCACCGCCAACAGTTGTAATAGTGTTTCCACTTACAAAAATGTTACCAGCAGTTACGCTTCCTACGTTCAATGCTGCACCACCACCTCCAATTTGTGAAGCGATGTAAGCCTTAATTGCTCTCTGTGTCGGAATGACACTGTCTGAATCCGCTGTAAAGAATGGATCTGTTGAGAATTCAGTGATTGTTGCTGATCCGCCACCAAGTGTAACTTCACCTAATGAAATTTCCTGTAGTCCGGAAATGTTAAATGCATCCGCATTCAACGTAGCAACACCCGTACTCTGTTCAACGCTGAACAAGTCACCAACTCTAAAGTTACCGTCTTGGTCAGTTGAAGCATAGAATACTCGTCCGCCATCCGCTTCGTAGGTTTCGTTGGCCTGTACTGGATCCTGTGTAGGTGTTCCTGGATAATTAGTTTCTGCAAGGTTACCAGTACCAACATCAAGGAAGTCATGACCAGTCAATCTAACCTGTGAGTATCTAATTCTTGTTTCAACACCTGTTAGATGATCAGCAGCCTCAGTACTTAATATTTCTGGACTTACTTGATAGAATGCAGTGTATGCACCATCATAAGATCCTCTAAGTGTTAGAATGCTAACAAGTTTAAATGTCCTGTCTGGTATGTGATCAAATACAACGTTAGAACCTGCTACAGGAACGTTTGTGATTCTTCTTACAGCAACGTATGCACCATCCTGGAATATATCAGCATAACCGTCACCGTCACCGTCTCCAATTGCTGCCGAACCAGTCGTGTATTGAACACCTCTGTTTACAAAACTTGGCTGTCCAAGAGCACCGTCACTAATTCTTACTGTGTGAGGTGGATCATATGTGTTACCTGGATCAGTTACAGTCATTGTTGGTGCTGTAACATATCCTGAACCTGGCTCAGTTAATCTAATAGCAAAGATTTTTTCTGTTGAAACAAATGATCTTGCTCTTGCTTTTGCACCAGTTTTTAGATTTGCAACGTGTGTTCCAGAAGCATATGAAATAATTGCCCAGTGTCCCACTCTGTTTGGATTACCAAATGCAATAGCATTGTAACCGCTGAATGTGCCTGGACTTGGTAAATCAACTGCTTCCCAGTATATTCCATTTTCTGATTTCATCACAGTAGAATATCCAGTTACTGATGCAAGATATGTGGTTGCAATAAACACACCCTGACCATATCTTACCTGTTGATATCCTGCTGGATCTGTTGAATCTGGCGAACCCATTGTAGTTGCTGTCCAGTTTGCACCAGCATCACCACTGACTTCGCCGGCGTTGCTATCAGTTGCTACTACAACAAATGCGTTGTCACCATATGCAATGCTGTTCCATGTGTGCGATGCATTTAGATCTTCTGCTGTCCAACTTACGCCATCAAGACTTCTGTTGATTGCGCCTGTTGAAGCACTTGGTTTAACTGCAACATAATAACCTGCACCGTATGCAATGTCAACAAATCCTGTTGACTGTAACGTACCGTTTTGATCCCAAATCACACCGTCATTTGATACAGCAGTTGTTGTGCTGTTTGAAGCAATTGCAACATATTTGCCGTTACCGTAAACTACTGAACTCCAGTTTGCTGAAGCAGGCAATGCGGTCTGTGTCCATGTTGCTCCACCATCGTCTGAGTAAGCAGCAATGTCCGCACCTGATTGTACCGCAACAAATCTGGATACCTTAGCAATGGTTGAACCATCATCTATCAAACCATGTGTGATACCTGTCCAGTTACCTGAACTTGGTAATGAGCCACCTGCTGACCAATTTGATCCATCGGAACTGATTGAAGATGTTGTTCCTGAATTAGTAACAGCAATGTAAACACCACCCTTACCAGAACCTGTTTGATCAAATGCTTGGATGACACCATTTGAATCAACTGAAGTTATTGTTAATACTAAGTCATTTTCTGTGGTTGTACCACCAAGATTGTTTCCTGCTATAGTAATAGTTTCAAGTCTTGTGTATCCAGTACCACCAGATGTAATTGTTACATCATATTTCCAACCATTTCTTGTAACTGTAAATATTGCTCCTGTTCCTGAACCACTGTATGTGTATGCTGGTGTGTAAACACCCACAGTCTCACCATAAACGGCTCTCGTCCAAGTTGCTGAAGTGTGCATAGCACCAGTTGTGCTTGAAGTAGGAGGTGCAGTAAATGAAATTGCTGGTTCAATTGTATAAATTGACGAAGCATCTGGAGCAACTACCGTTGTACCTGGAATTATAGTATCAAAACCTGCTTGACCGTCTGATTCTCTAATGATGTTTGCTGTTTTTGTTGCAGCATCATTGGATTGTATGATACCATATTGTCCCGAACCAGTACCAGTAGTAATTGTAATTCTCATTCCTGCATAACCATTAGTTAACTGATCATCAGTTGCAGTAAGTTGTAGAGTGGTTGTTGTACCGCCACCCGATACACCTCCAGTCACTGTTAAGAATCCATCACCTCCGAGCTGTCCGGAAGAATCATCTCCAAGATCAAGTAATCTTACCTGAGACACAGCACCATCACGGAATTCGTCCTGATCAACGTCTGCGTTAATACCACCACCCGTTATAGTCCAAGCAGCCTCTGTATAATCCTGACCTGCATGGTCATATTCAAACTGTAATATATTTGAGTTGTTGGTTAATACTGATCCTGCTGTTGCTTTAAATTGGAAAATGTTATCCACAACCGCTGTATTTGGAGTTTCTGTGGCATCAAAGCCTTCTGCTACTGAACCAAAGTCACCGTATGAGTTGTTACCGTTGGTACCTCTGATTCTACCACCGTTTGTTGATAGATATCCAATGTGATTGTAATACGTGAACACCGAAACAAGTTCTGCTCTTCCGTTGTTATCAACCCAAGCACCAATACCATCACTCAATACCTGAGTAAAGTCGTTTGATACCATTGAGTCATTTCCACCGTTGTGTAGAGCACCATCAATCTTCTGACCAATACACGCGGTACCAATTGTTGTTACACCTTGGATGTATGGTGAACGATCAATGATCCAAACTCTGTAGTCGTCTGGACCCCAACCTGGATCAAGCGATGCATAAGCACCCGCTGATACCCTTGAAGTACCATTTGAATTTACTGCTAATAAGTCTCCAGTTAGTCCCTGTAGTGTACAATCTCTTAAACCTGTAGCATCTCTTAGATAGAACATATCCTCTTCAAGAGATCCTGTTACTGCATTAGCATAGTATCTTCCTGCATAAATTGATTTATAGTTTCCAACAAATCTTGTATCGTATTTGAATGCATCGATATATCTGTCAACGTCTCTTTGACATAGTGTTGAATCGTAGTATAAATCAACAGTAAATGATGTTGTATAATTTGTAAGAGTGATAGCAGTTGTTGCATTTCTTGTTAGCGCAACCGTAAATGTTGTTGAACTTTCAACATTTTGTACATAGTAAGTTGTGCCTGTTGCTAATCCGCCACCAACACTTCCACTAAATCTAATAGCGGTGTTTCTCTGTAACCAACTTGTGTCTGAAATAGTAACTATATTTCCTGAACCAGAAGTTGCCGTTACAGTGTCAGTGTATGTTGAAGCAATCCATGCATCAACTTCAGCCTTGATAAAGTCTCTGTTTCTTTCAATTTGAAGAACAGCATAATCTCTCATTCTATCATTAGTTTGACAGATTGATCCATCAATGCTACCACTGAATATGATTGCTTCAAGAGTTTCAAATAATGCTTCTACTCTTGCAGCATATGTTGAATCTCCGTTTACGTATGTTGCAGTATCTCCTGCAATCGTTGATTTTACATTGTTATAGGTTGCAATAGTTGCAGCCTTCTGACCACCATCGTAAACATCAGAAGCAGTTGATCTTAGATATGCGTGTGCAGCCTTGACTGTTTTCCAGTTTGAATTAAACATTGCGTCAAAACCGATCGCTTCAAGAATTAATCTTGTGTCTCTTTCACACTTGGCAACATTGTATGATAAACTTGGATAAGTTGCGGAAATAAATGAAGTTGCCGCAGATACCAATGTTTCCTGCTGTCCGTCAAGGGCAGCAAAAGCCGCTGTAAATGTTCCTGATACGCTTGCGTCAGCAGCACTTGGATAATCAATTGCATAAGCATCAAGTGCCAAAGAAGTGCCGTTAGTTAGTGTTGCAGTTGTACCGTCGTAGGTTGCTGAAAGTGTAAATTGATTTGCAGCCGGTACAGTTTTAATCCAATATTTAACACCTTCCGTTAATCCATTTCCTGCGTCAATAATTGTAATTGCATCACCAACACCAAGACCATGGTTTGCAGAAGTTGTACAAGTATTAGTTGCGATGGTTGTGATTCTTACGGTTGGAGCAGATGTAGTTCCACCATTGATGATGTTATAGATAATATCCATGTTGTCTTCAATGAATGTTGCAGAACCTGCACTACCAGCAGTATCCTTAAATTGTGCAATTACACTTTGATTGGATGTTACTGTATTAGCCAATGCCGCTGTTGACATCATACCTTTTAGGTAATTGTATGAAGCAAGCGTTGCTGTTTTTTCAGTAGAATCAAAAGCAAGTGCTCCGCCAGGTCCATCAAAGTATGCAAGACCAGCATTTAATGATTCTGAATAACCACCATAGGTTAAGTCGTATACCATTGCATCAACAATGTATCCAACATCCTGTAAACATTTTGTTCTGCTGTATTTTACAGATGAATAGTTTGTGTCAATAAATTTCTTAACCTGTTCAGCAAAGAATTTTTTATTGTATAGAATGTTCTTTCTCGCATCTCCATAACCACTTAGGAATGAACTGTTATAACCTGTTGCATCAGGAATTGATCTCAATGCTGTGCTGCCAAGTCTCCAGTCAATGTTGTGTGCTGTGGATCTTGCTAATCTTGCAATGCTTTCACCAGTATCGTTATCCGAATAAGGCCAAACCTTGCTTTGTGTTTCTGAGTTTCCTGAAGTAGGTGTAACTGTTGAACCCTGTGCAATCAAAGGTAAAATAGTTTCCATTCTTCCCAAAGAACCAATGCTGTATTTTGCATCAGTAATGTCAAGATTTCTATCCGATACTGCTGCTGGACGAATATTAGTACTTCTTAATTCATCTCCAAGTATACAAGTCTGTTCTGGAACAATGATTGGAAGAACTTCTCTGTAGGTACCTGTTGCTATTTTAATAAGATTGCTTGGAGAATATCTTGCTGGAACTCTTGAAGCATCTTCATCCTCAAGTGCATTTGTAATAATTTCTACAAGACTCGCAACGGTTGTATATGTTCCTGATTCAGCAGTAACATCTGAATCAAAAACCTGTGCAGCAATTGCAGTACTGTCATCGCTAACATTTTGATAAACTGTACCAGGAGCCTCTTGATTTAGGACTGCCTGCACAACAGTTAGCATGTGAGTGAAACTTTCAATGTCTTGTTCTTTTTCAGCACTTAAATTTAAGTATGGCTCACGCTCTGATTCATACAATGCTTGAACGTATGAATTTGCTGCTCCTCTTGATTTAACATTTCCACCATGACCCAAGTCATAGATTAATGCGTCAACTATGAATCCAACGTCTCTTTCACACTTGTATTCATCATAATCAAAGTTATACCAAATGCTTGAAACGTCAGGAGCAGTGTTTGTAAAATAGTTTACCTGATAATCAATGTATGCCGTAACTTCTCTTTGAAGGAATACTCTGTTAAGTTCAAGCAATCTCTGTGCGCCAGGATTTCTTGGTCCTTTTTCAACTTGTTCCGCAGCATAACGAATTGTTTTCCATGGTTTGTCTATCGAATATCCTGATAACGGATAAGGTCTATCTTCACCAGTTGGTGAAACATAATAAACATGATCAACATCACCAAGTGTTGCCCACTCTGGGTAAGTAGCACCTGCTGTTAAAATTTGTCCTTCAGTTCCTACAGGTAATCTTGTTGGACCATTACCGCCGTAGTAAACAAGGTCACCAGTTGTTGTTAATACTGCAACCTCTGAACCAAGTGCTAATACGTTATAATATGTTCCTGTTGTATCAGTTGCTGGAGATCTTCCAACATCACCAAGTGTTGTTGAGTCATCGTCTGCTGATGTGTGTGCCTGAACAACGATATAAGAGTTTCCGTTATAGACAACTGCGTCACCAAGTTTGTAATCTGTTGAGTTTTGCCACTCTCCCTGCCATGATATACCAGCATTTAGTCTTTCCCAGTATGAAGCATTAGGTGGTTCTTGGTTTGTGCTTGTTGCTGTAGCAAGATAAGTGTAACCATTTAATCTAACTACGTCACCTACCTTGTATGCTGTTACTCCGCTCCAGTCAGAAACAAAATTAAATCCTTCTGTGAATAGATCCCAATCAGATCCTGGTGTTGGAGTTGAATTCGTATGTGTTGTTTTGGCAATGTACTGATTACCACCATACTTAACAATGTCTCCTGGTTGATATGAAGTTGCTCCGCTCCAGTCACCTTCGTATTCAAAACCTTTTACAAACTGTGTCCAGTATGTTGATTGATCATTTTCAAAACTTGTGGCATCGGATGTATGATCCTGTGCAGTGATCCAAAGACCGCCGCCTGATAAAACAACATCATTTACCTTGTAAGCAGTAGCAGTTGCCCAAGTACCTTTGTATTCAATACCTGTGTTAAACACTTCCCAGTTGGCAGATAGGTCTGAAGAAAATGTTCCAGAAGTATGTGTTGCTTTTGCACGATATGTGTTACCACCGTATCTTACGATGTCACCAATTTTGTATGAAGTGGCTGTTGTCCAGTTTCCTTTCCAATCAAACCCTTCTGCAAATAAATCCCATCTTGATGCTGTTAAGTCAGTTTCAAATGCTGATGCTGCTGTATGACCAGCGGCAGCAACATATAAATTTCCACCGTATTTGACAATATCTCTTACTTTGTAAACGGTTGCAGTAGTCCAATCTCCCTTCCAATCCAGACCATCGGACATCTGGTTCCACTTTGTAGGAGAGTAAGTTAAGTCCGTATCAAAAGATGCTGCTGCTGTGTGTCCTACAGCACAGATATATGTTCGTCCGCCATATCTTATGACGTCATCTTTGTAGTAAGTAGTGGCTGTTGTCCAGTCACCCTTCCATACAAATCTAATTCTACCAAGTTTAAATTCTGCCATTTTTTGCTCCGATGTTACTATTTATCATTACGTTAATTAAAAGCCGCGATCGAAGGATCTTATAAACATGTTTTGTGCTAAGATCGATCCTTGAACTGACGCTTTGTCTCCTTCAAATTTCATTGTTCTTGGGAAATTAATACCAAGATTTAGTACGTTTGTTATTTCGCTTGGTCCAACCTTAACATTACCAGCAGTAAAACTGTTGGTTGCAAGATCTTCACCGCCAACGCTTAATCTGTTAGCCAAGTATGCAGCGACTGCTCTCTGCGTTGGTACAATGTTGTTTGAATCCTCAGAAAATAGTGGATCTGTTGAAAACTCTCTAATAACAACACTTGTTCCGCCAACTCTAATACCACCTAATCTTAATTCTGTTAGACCAGATAAGTCAAAGAAGTCAGCACTAATTGTAACAATACCTGTTGCCTGTTCAACAGCGAACAGTTCACCAGTTCTAAAGTTACCTGATTGGTCAGTGGATGTGTAGAATACCTTACCGCCCGACTCTTCGTATACTTCGTTTGCCTCAATGTATGTATAATTTGCCTGAGAGTATAAATCTGGATAATTTGTTTCAGAAAAATTACCAGTTCCCACGTCAAGGAAATCATGGTTCGTTAATCTAACCTGAGAATACCTTTCTCTAATGGTAATAGCCGTTCCGTGTCCAACATTTTCTCTAATATCAATAGTTGGAGAAATTCTAAATGTTGCACTCAACCCGTTGTCAGTAATTGCTCCAAGTTCGGTAATTGCCACTAATGTTCTACTGTCTGCTTCGTTTCCGTTGATAATAATTCTCGCACCCGGACCTGGATAAGTTGTTAATCCTTCAACAGTAACAAATTTACCAACGGCGTATATATCAGCAAATCCATCACCAGTAATGCTTACGGTAGTTGATGTATTATAGTTAGATCCTCTATTATTAAATGTAGGTTGAGGTAATACTCCGTCGCCAACTCTCAATTCAAAATCAGGATCTCCAGTATTATTTGGATCTACCAATGTTAAGGTGTTTCCAAGTTTTTCGTATCCACTACCTGGTTCCCATAATCTTACTTGGGCAACTCTACCCGATGCAAATGTAATTCTACCAAGTGCTCTTGCACCTGTTTGAATTGTGTTAAATTTATTTCCTGAAGCAACTGCAACCCATCTTCCTGTTCTTCCACCTGGAGTTGAATCTTCCGCCGAATCGTGTGGTGAACCAAATGTTACCGCAGACCATGCTGCGCTGGTAGCCAATGTTAATTCTTCCCAAATATTTCCACCGTAGGATTTAGCAGCAAATGTTGTTACTTCTCCAACATTGTCTCCTGCAATTGGTCTTCCACCCGTTGTACCCACAGCAATGAATACACCCTGTCCATATCTAATTTTTTTCCAGTAGTGTGCAGTTGAACCATCCTGTGTCGGAAGAGTTGCACCATACCAAACAATTCCATCAAAACTGTATGAAACATCACCAGTCGAAGAAACTGCAACAAATCTATTGTTACCAAATGCAACTGAAGTCCAATCTTTCTGTGAACTGTCTGCAATAACGTCCATGACGTTACCGTTCCAGGTCCAAGTATCCGTTCCTGAGTTATAAGAACCAACGGCAGCAATGTTGTTTGAATTAGCAACAATAACAAATTTATTCTTACCATATGCAACATCAACCCATTCATTTAGTGTTGAGTCTCCAACTGTTGGAAGAGTAACTGCTGACCAAGTTTGGCCATTGTTGGTACTGTAAGCAGCATCATTGGTGTTACTTGCTACCGCTAACCATACTCCGCCACCGTATTGAATGCTGTCCCAGTTGTCAGCACCAGGTAATGTTGCAGAACTCCATGTCACACCGTCGAGTGAATAAGCGGCTGCTGTTGTTCCTCTTCTTGCTGCAACAAATCTATTGTTTCCTGCTGCAAGTGTCCATGTTCCTGATGCAGGTAATGTAACAGCAGACCATGTCGTACCGTTTCGTGATGTTAATCCACCTGCCGATCCAGTCTTGACCGCAACATATCTACCACCTGCTGGTTTACCTTCCCAAGTATACGTTAATATTGAGTTGGTTGAATCGTCAGTTGTTGTCGTAACAGTAATTGTTATGTCGTTATCTGGTGTTGATCCTCCAAGATCTTCTCCTGAAAGAGTAACAACATCATCCACTGCATAACCTGCTCCTCCGGATGACAACGTTACCGCTGTATAATTTCTTCCGGATTTTGTTACTAAGAATTTTGCATTTAGTGCGGTTAAACCATCATCTTCGACAACACTTCCTGTTCCTGCCGTACCTTCAACATTCACAAATGTTTCCGTGTTTTCACCATAAACAACATCATTGTATGTTCCTGAAGTTGACACTTCCACTTCAGTTACTGTTGTAGGAGGTGCGCTAAACACTGGTTTTGGTTGGATGGTGTAGTTCAAAGAAGTATCCATGATAGTCACACTTGGAGTACCTGGAATGATATGATCCCAACCTGGTTGACCATCTGATTCTCTCTTAACCGTAATCTTTTTGCTTGATTCGTCATATGATGTTATTTCACCATATTGACCTGCACCAGTACCAGAATTAATAAAGATTCTCATACCAAGATAATCATTTTCAACATTCGCGTCAGTTGCGCTTAGTACCAAACCAACTGATGTAACTGCTGGATCAATGCTTGCCTGTGCGTTCGCATTTATGGTTACAAAGCCTCCTCCTCCAACGTCTGGAGTTGAATCGCTTGTGTCAATTATTCTTGCTTCGAATATACCATTGTCTCTTAGTTCGTCAAACGTTGTGCTTATGCCCGTTCCGGAACCAACCACTGTGGCAGTTGCTGAAGTATAATCCTGACCGCAATTTGAATATTCAAAAACTTTAACACCTGTAGCAAGATCGCCAATGAATACCGACTCAACAGTTGCTTCGTTATTTCTTGCGTTTACTGTTGTCGCTTGGGGTGTTTCAGTTGCATCAATTCCGTCTGCGATACAACCATATCTACCATAGGAGTTATTACCGTTTGTGGCACGTATCTTACCACCACTTTCTGACAGGTATCCCACCGTGCTATAATAAGTGAACACCGAAACAAGTTCTGCTCTACCATTGTTGGTAACGTGTGCACCAATACCATCGTCAATTACCTGTGTAAAATCGTTTGATACCATTGATTTGTAACCACCATTGTGTAGATTACCATCAATTTTTTGACCGGTAGAACCATATCCAAGAACTGTTACGCCTTGGATATATGGTGAACGTGTATTAATCCAAACAGTATTGTCCTCTGGACCCCAACTTGGATCGAGAGAAACATAAATTCCTCCAGTTGGTCTTCTATATAAATCAAAAACGTTTGGTGGATTTAGAGTTCCTCGTAATCCACTTAATGTACAGTTTCTTAATCCTGTAGCATCTCTCATGTAGAACATGTCTTCTGTGAGTGAACCAAGAACACTATTTCGATAATATCTTGCGGCAAGCACGGATTTCCAATTTCCACCGTACTTGATATCGTATGCTATTGCATCGATATATTTTCTTACATCTCTTCTACAATTATCAGCAACGAATGCATAGCCTGGGTAGTTAGTTTGCATGTATGCAACCGCTTCATATTCAAAGAATGTTCTGTTTGCTAATAATACTCTAATAGCGTTTTTTACACCCTGTGCAGTATTAGCAGTGTTTGAACCCGTTGCTGTTGGTTCTGAACCAGTGTCATTGATATGAAAATCTATGTAACTGATAATGTCGTCGATTAATTCTTCTGCTTTTGTTATTCCATCATCTATTGAAACAGTTAGTGGAAAGCCACTGGATCCACCAAGAATCACTACAGGATCTTCAGGATTTGAAGCAGTCTTGGTTACTGAAAGTCCCTGCATGACATTTGAAATAAAACTCTTAATTCTGTTTAGTGTTAAGATTGTATAGTCAGCATCTCCAGCAAGTGCAGTAATTGCTTCCTTGGCTTTAATTGTTGTACTTCTTAATTCGTCTCCAAGAACAACGGTTCTTGGTGGAACGTATAATGGAAGGACTTCCTCATACAATCCTGTGGCAACATGGATGGTTGTGTGTCCTGAATAATTGTCTGCTGCTCTTTCAAGTGCATATCTTACTGTTCTAAAAGGCTTTAATATGGTTCCGCCCGTGTTGGACTGATTAACTATAACTGATATTGTTCCGCCATAGTTCATTTCGCCGTCAACAAAATAGTATAGGGTTGACGGAGTATTTGATGTAACCGTGATTTCTATGGATCTTTCGGCTGCTGTTAGATAACCACTTATGTAATCTCCTCTTGATACTTCTGTACCGTCAAGGTAATAAACAACATCACCATCATAAATAGATCCGCCCTGTGAAGTTCCGTTTGGATTGTCCGAAGAGAATAATAATGGATATTGTCTCATTGATTCATCCGATGATGTAAACGTATAAATGTTTCCAATTTCGAATGTTAAAGATTTTTTCGCTACATTATCAACATAGACTTGACCGTCATCATCACTATAAACTGCTGGATTTAAACCCGTAGCAGCCTGAAGTAATACTGAAGTAGTTGTTACCGCATAAGTTGTGTACGTTGGCACTGGGTAATCATAGGCATCACTTCCATTTGGTGATACATAAAATTGTCTTGGAGTTCCACCATATACCTGATAAACTACATTGTCAGAACCATTAATTTTTATTACTTCGCCTATTCTTCCAATGTCGACTCCAGTAGCACCAAGTGTACTTTGGTCGCCAACAAGGGTTCGGCTCAATCCATAGGTTAGTAACTGACCTTCCTTGGTCATTCCAATTAGTTCGTTACCTTGAATCAGTGTGTCCCAATAAAAGAAACCACTTCCGTTATCACCTGGAAAGTTTTCTGTGCTTGAAGTATGTTCAAGATTGTTTTTATAAACTGATCCTTTATAGGATACGACATCGTTGATAGAATAAACTTGGTCTTCTACCCAAACTCCTCTCCAGTGTTGTCCTTCGGTCAACAATTCCCAGTTTGATGTATCAAGATAGTCAAGTGTACTTCCGTCACTTACCGTATCAAGAAGTGCAACATATAAATTACCACCACGTCTTACAACATCACCAGTCTTATAACTTACTGTTGATGACCAACTTCCTACAAAGTTATATCCTTTCGATAATTCTGCCCAGGCAGGAGTTCCTTGAGTTTGATAGATAGATTGAATAGGTTCATGTGCTGAATCTGAAGCATCATGAGAAACATTTGCTCTATATAAAACACCGCCATATTTTACGACACTTCCCTGTCCATAATACGCAGATGAGCTCCATTCGCCTTCATATCCGCTTCCAAGAAATTCTAAATCAAAATTTGTAGCATCAAATGTTGATGTCGACGTGTGTGCTGTTGTGCATCTAAATACCGTTCCTTGATAAAGCACAAGATCATAGAGTGCGTATGCAGTGGTTTCTTGCCATGCACCCACAGGATCAATATTTTGTGTATAGATATCCCAATTAGATTGTTGGTCGGCTAATTCTGTTCCCGTACTTGATGCAGTGTGTCCTGTATTTGCACGATAAACTGCTCCACCCCATCTTACAAGATCTCCTACTCCGTATCTTACGCCCGCAGTCCATACTCCCTTAAAATGGCTCGAAATTACATAAGTTGTCCATTTTGATAAATCAACATCCCATGTAGATTGTGAAGTGTGACCAGTGGCACAGTAGTATAAATTACCACCCTGTCTTACAATATCTCCCACACCATAAACTGTTGAACTTTGCCAATCGCCTCTGTAGAAAACACCATCGGTCATTTTTGACCATGCAGGAGACGGAGCACTATCGCTTGGATTAGCATAGTATGATTGATCAGCATAGAAGTCAGGATCGGAAGTGTGTTTTCTAATACAGACGTATGACGAACCACCAAACTTAACAATGTCGTCTTTGTTGTATACTGTCGCCGCCTGCCAGTTATTTCTCCAGGTATACCTAATTCTGCTTATCTTAAATTCTGCCATAATCTAATCCTAACTTGAAATCCCCGATGGATGCGTATAAGACTGATTTATTCTTTGTACCAACTGTCCTTCGTCATCCACATAATATAACATGTTTCTATCATCCCATCTGTACTGTGTCCAGTAAAGATTGTCAAATGCTTTTTCGTGATCTGCTTGAATTCCTTCAAAATAATCAACACCTGGTTCAAAATCTTCAAAGTTTTCTGCAGGTCCTCCTGGAGTGTTTATTTCAATTGAATCCTTGTCTCTTAATTGATCCTGTCTAACTAAAAATAATTCACCATCATCGTTCCTACGAACAGCATAAAAATATCTTGGGCTATCACCCAATGCTTCGTCTGGACTGGTTCCTATATAATAATTACTTGGCATAATTCACTCCTTACGATATCTCCACATAACTTATTGTTGAGTCAATACTGTTTTCAGTATCACTTACTAATCTCAATCCTGCCGTTTCAGGTAGTATCAATCTTTCACCCTGTGTAATAACTTTCACTGTACTGTTTGGCGGAATTGTTAATCCTCTAACATAATGTGCCTGTGTAGAGTTTTCGTCAATCACATAAAGATTAGCAACGACAGTATCATAATCTGTTGTGTTCGCAAGGTTAACTCCAATAACCGTTGCTCTAACTCCTGCCGGAATTTGAAGTATATCAACTGGAGTAGTTCCAACGTCTGTGTTTACTGCATGTTTAAATACCGTTGCCATTTTCTTATCCTAACATTAAAGCATACTGAGCAGCAATGTCGTTTGCGTTTGCTTCGGAAACCGCACCCGATGCACCCGATGGAGACGCCCAAGCACTTCCATCCCAAACTTCGATAGCCTTTGTATCAGTATTATATCTTGTCATTCCCAACACCGCATACGCTGTTGGTCTCTCTGCATTCGTTCCTCTTGGAGGAACAAAACCGTTTGTTGTATCAATTTTAAAATATCCTGTTCCAGACTGTGCAATTTGTGTAATTGCATTTACTGAAACATTTGTGATAACATTGTCAACAATTCTAAAGTTACCAAGTCTTACACCACCGGAACCATTTCCGTCAATATAAAGATCCAACCCAGTTGTTGTTGTAATTTCGTTATCACGAAACATTAGATCCCCAACATCAAGAGTATTAATTGTTAAAGAATCTGTGTTTAAATTGTTTACGTATAAATTTGCCCATCTTAAACCCACAGCACCGATGTCGTATGTGTTGTCTGTTTCTGGAATTAAATCAGATGAAATTGCAGCATTAATTTGAACTGAATCAGTTAATGCATCACCAATTGTAATATTACCACCAATTGTTACATCACCATCTGCATTAATATTTCCAGTTACATAAAGATTGCCGGTAATATTTGTGTTTGATTGTAATTCTATAGAACCAGATCCATTTGGATTTAATTCAAGATTGGCATTACTATTTGTTGTAAAAATTCTGTTATTAGATATTTCAAGATCATCAATCTGTAATCTTGAATTATAAATTACAGGATCGCTTCCCGAAGGAATAAAAGATATAGTAGATTGATCACTCGAAATAGTGTTACCAGTAATTTGTAAATTACCGATATCTAATTGATTGTCTATTGTAAGATTTGTTGCTTTTACTGTTCCGTTAACGTCAAGATCCGCGGTTGGCGAGCTCGTATTAACTCCGATGCGAGAGTTAACCACATCCAAATACAAAATATCAGGGTCACTTGCTCCATTTCTAAAGGACAAATTGACGTTATCTCTAACGAGATTTGCCTTTAAGAGCGGCCCACTTATACGACCAATTGCCATCTGCTCTCCTTGTACGCGGGGATCCTGTCCCTCCAACCACCTTGCATTGCGGGTTGACCACAGTAAAAGATTAACGTTGGTCTACGTTAACAATAGTATTTAGCCTTTTGGTAAAATTAACCAAGGATTAGACTGTATACATTACCAAGATCTTCCATAACACCTGTGGTAACTTCCTCACCACCACCAGTGGAAATTACATATCCACCCTTGGTTTGAGCCCCTACAGTGAGGGTAATATCATTGGCTGGAGTTGCTCCTCCAGTAAACACTGTTCCAAGAACAATTATTGTGTCTCCGGTTACATAACCATACCCAGCAGTTGTAACTGTAACAGTTAAAGATCCACCAGAAATAGTAAATGTAAATTGGGCATTTACTCCGTTACCACTTGTTGTTCCTGTTATTCCTGTTTGTGTTTGGTTAACAAGTCCTGAAACATTTCCTGCCGATGAAACTGATTCTACTGCTCCAAGGAAAGACTCCATGTACTGTTCGTCAGTATTCCATCTCGTGTCTCCAAGTTCAGGATTGCTTGGTCTTGTTGAATCTGCTCCCGCAGGTATTCTTATGGCGTTATCGCCCATGAATCTAACATAACCTATGCCAGTATTACTAAAAGTAAGAGGAGTATTCAACAAATTAGTTATGTCATTATTTTCCCACTTGGTACTTTCAATAAAAGTAATACCGGTGTCAGGAAGTAACTCAATATCCTCGTTAGATTGTATTGCAAAAATCTGATTGTTCACACCGTCCAATGTCATCTGGCTACTAACGGTAACAGCATTTGGATTGACTACTGTGGTGTTTACAAGATTATCAGTGATGTATATTTCGTTCCATCTTCTTGGACTTGAGTCGTTTGCTTGTTGACCAAGATCGTGTTCATTATCAGTTCCTGGTTTAATAGTTTGTGTTAGATCAGGAACGATGGTAACTGTGTCCAAAGGAGAGTCACCAACTATTACATTTCCTGCTGATGATAAATTTCCATCAACTAAGATATTTCCTGTTAAAGATAAATCCCCAGTTACATTTGTATTTGCCTGCAATTCCATGGTACCAGTACCATTGGCTTGTAATTCCATATTTGTGTTTGAAAATTTTGTGGAAATGGTATTATCATTAAAATCAAGATCATCTGATTGCATTCTTTGGAATTCTAAATAGGAACCAGCCGTCTGTGGTGTAACATAAATTGGTCCGGTTAATGATCTAATGTTACTGGTACTGTCAACTATGATATTATCAAATCTTGCTTGGTTGGTTGCATTACCGTTTGTTGAAACAATGTTTGAATTAATTTGTAGATCAAATGCAGGAGCGTCATTGTTAATTCCTATCTTTGCAGAATTAACATCGAAGTATAATAGTGCTGTATCAAAAACAGTATTCTTAAATGAAAGATCGACCCCGTCTCTAACAAGTTCGTCTTTTAGTAGATGTCCGCCAATTCGCCCCAATTGAGCCATTTTCTACTCCTTAGTTCGCAAACCCAAAGAACATTGTAACATACTTTGATGTAGGCACTGGTGATGTAAATTTTAAATACCAACCGTCAGCATAAGGTGCATTGGGTCCTGCAAGACTACCAGAAACACTCTGCTCAAGAGTAAAGTTCGTTGTTGGAATCTGTATAACGTTTTCAACTAAAACGATAACATTGTTTGCTGAAACAGGAACATTAGAAAGAGTTCCAAACACAGTTTCGGTATCATCACCTGGTCCGAATGTTTCTATAGAAATTGCCGAGGCACCTGGTGCTCTGACAGTTTCCCATCTGCCATTAATGTAACCTTCAAAACTTTCAGTGTCAGTATTAAATCTAAAATATCCGTTTGGAATTTTGCTTGTATCAACTTCGCCTATTGCTCCGTGCTTAACGTCAGCAGTTGTGTAAGGTCGTTGAGCTGTTGATCCTTTAGGAACCATAAGACCGCCAGTTACATCCATCACTGCTCTACCGTACGAATTGATAAAAAAAGCATTGTCAGCAGGACTATAACGAGATGTGTTTTGTGCTTTTAAAAACTTCATAATATCTTCCTTACACTGCTAATGTGCTAACAGTAGCGGTAATATAATTTGCCTGTGATGTACCAATCCAGACAGCATCGTTGTTTTCAAGAACGAATTTTTCATCGCTGAAGAAAACAGTTTCCCCTGCTGGAATAGTTAAATTACTTACAATTAAATTATCTGCACCAGCGGTATCGCCACTTGCTACCAAGTAAACATTAACATTAACAGAATTTGCAGTTTCGTCAGTTAGAGTTACTGCCTGAGTGTTACACAATGCTATTGTGGTAATAGCATTTGTTCCTGAACTCGTGTACACACTCACTGGTACTGTTATTGTGCTTGAGTTAACTTGTGAGTTACTAATTGCCATTTATCTTCCTTTGTTAAAACAACATTCCAAACAATAATGCTCTATTCTTACTTATTAATTCTCCAGTGTCAGTAGAATTAGTAAAGTATAATCCTGTTTTTCCAGTGCTCGGTGCATTCGAGTAAAGTATTGTTGAATCTGCAACGTATGCTGGTGTCACTGATAATTCTTCCAATTCAATTCCGTAATTGGTTTGTAATTTACCAGTACCTTGTGTCCTAACATATATGTTAGCGTTTGTATCATTGTTTGTAATTTCGTTTTGATTAATTTCCAAACTTTGGATGATGGTTCTATTTGGATAAAACTGTGTGTTTAGGGTTCCGTCTACAATTACAGAAACTCCAGATTCTCCAAACGTACTATAACCAGTTTCAGCCGTTAGGTACGCCAGCGATCCACTAACTTCCTTATCAGAAATAATAACCCTTGTGTTGTCATCAATGATCTGGAAGGTTGGATTATCTCTAATTGAATCGTCAACATATTTTTTGTTAGGAATGTCGTCATCGTCGGTAATCTGTTGTTCATAGTTAAGAGTACCAGTAACTTTAACGACTCCTGCACCTGTTCCAATTAGTGTTAGATCTCCATTATCCGTGTCAGAATTTGTTAAAATTTTTCTTGTTCTTAATGCGCTATCCGAAAAGTTAAAAGATCCTTCCGGAGAACCTTGAGCAATATTAAATGTATCATCATTATCATCAAAATAAAATATGGCATCGGTTAGGGTGCCTCTATCAATCTGTATACCAGAATATCTTAGACTGACACCCGCACCGGTTTCGCCATAATTTAACATGATAACGTTATCATTAACGTTTAAGTTTTCTGCAGACACAGTAAGCGTGTCACCTTCAACAACGAGGTTTCCAGTAACATAAACTTCACCAATACCCGGACCAGTGTCAAGAGTGATCTTTCCACTGTCTGTGGTCTTTATAGTATAGTCGCCGTTTGTTTGTAAAAACTGTGCCATAGATTACCTAAATTACATTGCTGTCAAAACAAGAACGTTAGCAGTAGAGTCATCAGTTACAGACCACTTGTAGCGTGTTCCGTTAAAAGATGTTGCAACTCTGTTGGTCATCTTCATGATGTTGATCGCTTGACCACCATCTCCGCCTGAAGATGCTAAGTGTCCAACAATTACCATTTCGCCTGCTGCAACAGCAGATGAATCAGTTACTTTGTTTACGAGTTTACAAACTGCCTGTTCGCCTTCATCCTGTGATTGCACAAGAAATCTGCGTGCAGATTTTTGCTTGACGATGAATACTTCTGATCCACCTTCATCACTTCTTACAATTTTTCCACCGATGAATGCTGCTTCGACTGGAATATTCGGATAATCGCCTTCTGACGTGCCGGTCTGTGTACCAAACCATTTTTTGTTAATTGGTCTTCCCATTTTTTTCTCCTATGTTACATTCTATGTAATACGCGGTTGGTTCCGCATAAGTCCGAAAGATTCGGCTCTATTACCAATGTATTTATCCTTTACTCAATAATGCCATCAATTCAACCTTGCTAATAGTATTCATTAGTGCGTTGATTTTGTCTATCTCGGCTTGTGCATTTTTTATGCAGTGTTCGCTTTTTGTCTGCTTGTAACGGATGAGATGCTCCATATAATTTTTCATATGGACTTCTATTGCTGATTGTATGCGCCTAACATCATGACCAAACATGGGAAAACGTTTTCTCCACTTATCCAATTGGTCTCTTAGTTTATCAAAATCAAGATGACTTTCTATTTCAAGCATACTAATATTTAACACTCTTTTTGAGCGATTGTCAAGCCATAAAAAAAGGGCGACATAAATGCCGCCCTTTTAAACACTGTAAAGTGTTAATGATTACGCAAAACGTAAGTTTGCACTTGTAACCGCTACTTTACCCAAGTAGTCTGCCGCATTACCAAGAGATGATGCTGTGTTTGATAACTCAACATAACCATATCTTGTCATGAACGACACTACTGGTTCAAAAGTAGATGGATCAAGTACTACACCGCTTGACATCAATGGGATGTATGGGCAGTAGAACGCTGCTGCGTCTGATTCGCTTGAACCTTTGTAACCAACAAGCACATCGTCTGATGTAGCGTAGCCGTTTACATACACTTTCATTGCACTGTTTAAAGTTCCTACAAACTTAGTGTTTGTTGGTGCTTCAAAAGTACCTTCAGTTGTTCTCGCAAACGCAGAAGTAGTTGCAGATTGTAACAGAGTTAATACTGTTGGTGAAACAACAGCCCAGTTACCTGCGCCTCTACGTGTACGCTGAGCAATCAAGTTAGCAACACGGTTGATTTGAACTGCTAATGCAGCATGTTCATCACCAACGAATGTAGCAGTACCTGATACCGCTGCTTGGTCGTATGTTAAAGCGGCTGTGCCTGCAAGTGTTGAAAGCGAGTTGATAACTTCCTGATCGATCTCAGCAGTAATCTCTTGTGCAAGAGCTGCCATGATCTCAGCCTCGATGTCAATGCCCTGTTGAGCTTGTGCATCTTGTGCTGCTTCGAAAGTCCAACGAGCACTCAATTTACGAGTTTTCGCTTCAACTGTTTGCTTCAAGATTTGGATTGATAATCTGTTACCAGCAACACCTTCTTTTGCTGCTGTAGTATCAGCCTTATCAGTCGTGCTCGAACCTGAATAGCCTTGAGCAATCTTGAATGGCGATAGTGCCTCTTCGCCTGCTGTTACATCTGTTCCTAATGGAGCAGGTGATGCAGATGAAGTGAATGCGTCAGCATAACGCACACGCAATGTGTGAATTTGGCCGACTGGTCCAGTCATTGGTTGTACACCAACTAACTCGTTAGCAATAACGGTTGGCATAACACGTCTAATTACTGGTAAAATGACGCGATTTAGTGTTGCGACGTTGCCGGCAGAAGTAGCACCTGCTGTAGCACTCTCTGACAAATACTTACGGGTATTTTCAAGAGTCGTTGCCATAACAGTACGCTTGTTACCTTGAAGACCTTCTAAAAGGGCGTCTTTGGTTTCTGACCAGCGTGACTCTAATAGTTGTGACATTTGTTGTTCTCCTTAAACTTTTAAGCCCGCAAGCCTGCGGATGTCAAATATCTCAGCGGTCTTATTCTCTTGACCGTTGGACTGTGCCTGTGCTTTATCGCCTGTTACTTCTTTGCCTTCTGACAACACCTTCTTCGCTGGTACGTTTCCTTCCATTACGGCTGGAATGTACTTGTCGAATGCGGCGTGTAATTTATTAGTCTGTACAGATTCTAAAAGTTCGCCCATCAATTCACGCTTTTCTTTAGAAAGAGGTGACATCAATTCTGACATAATCTCTTTTCTTTCTACTGCGTCTTTGATTTTAGCAATTTCAGCATCTTTACTTTCAACAATCTTCTCAACTTCAGAAACTTTTGCTTCTGCTTCTGCAACTGCTTCTTCTTTCTGTTTTACAACTTTAAGAAGTTTTGAAGTTTCAGATTTTTCGTTTAGATGACTTGTTGCGTATTCGCTTGCAAAACTTTCAAAAATTCTGCGACCAAAATCGTTTCTGCGAGCTGCTTCAATATCTTCTTTCAACTGACTCATCTCAGCATGTAATTTCTTACCTACTGTTTCAGAAACAAGTGAGGATGCTTTGTTCAAGAAATTTTTCTTAACTTCTTCAAACTTAGCCTTGCTGTCTTTGATTAATTTAACCTTAGTTTCAGCAAGATCCTTCTTGTCAGAGTGGAATTCTGCAATTTCTTTTGCCAATTGATCCACAATGAAAGATTCTAATTTAGCAACATTCGCTGCGACTGATTTACGATCTTCGTGAAGTTCGCCAAGTTCCTTTTTCAAGTTGTTAAGAACGAAAGATTCCATTGCTTTGGAATCGTTTTTCATTTTCTTAGCATACTTGGCTTTTGCTTCGATAAGTCCGTTGCGGTCATCAGCAAATTCAGAAAGTTCTGCTTCAATTCTATCTGAAAGCATTTTTTCCACTGCTTCAACCATTGCAGCCTTATCGTGTTCATACTTCTGTGCGAATTCTTCGCGCAAATCAGTTGCGACTGTGTCGCGGTTTTCTTTTACGGCAGTTTCCCAAGCGGTTTCAATTTCCGACTTGACTTCTTCGGAAATCACGTTGTTTTCAAACAATTGTTTTACAAAGTCTAACATCTGTGATTCTCCTAATGATTTAATCCTTGAATTATCTTCTTCAAGGACTCTGCAATGTAACGTTGTGCCTGTGGATCGCCTTTAACTTCTTGAGCTACTCTAAATGCCTGGTAACCACCTTTATTATTCATAAGGTGTTCATAAACTGGTGTTGGATAGGCGCCTGGTGCACTCGGTTGTGCAACAACGTCAACTGTGACAATTTCAAAACCATTTACATTGCCACCACCGTCAACTTCGCCTGATCCGCGGCTGGATACGCCTAATTTGACTCCCGACTCCAACATGGTCGTAATTAATTGACCCATTGGAGTTGGAAGCATCTTAAGTTTTCCGTAGCCGTTAGGACCGTCCATCCACATTTTTGTGATCATGTGTGATACACGGTCGAGGTTGATACGTAAATCTTGAGGATGATCGACTTCACCTAACACTGAATACCCCCCAGAAATCTGTTCGTTGAGCGTCTTGACAGCCCTATCAATTTCTTGCGAAGAATAAATGCGCTGGTTAGCGTTACGAATGTCACCCTGAATACAGATGCCACTCAAGTGTAACGTTTTACCGTTCTCGCCTTCATCACGCTCAATGACGATTTTAGCCTGATCGAAGCTCAGATGTTCTTGTAGGTTAGTTTTCAATCCTTATGCCCTCTGTTATCTACGACCACGGAAAATTGATTGTTTGTTGTCCGCTTGTTCTTTAGCGCCTGCTTTTTCAGCACCATGTCCGCCTTTTACTGCTGACATGTCCGCTGCTTTCTTAGCGCCTGGAACGTTTACGTTGCCTGAGTCAATATCCTTAGGTGTTACTTCTGATAAACCACCATCATTCTTTTCTGATGCTTCACCGCCTTTTGCGATGTTAGCAGTAGTTCCACCCATGTCATTTTTCATGTTGTCAACAACAGATTTTTTGTTGTCCGCAGAGTCCGCAGCACCTTTTTTCTCAGCACCGTGTCCACCTGCTACTTTTTCAACATACTCACGCATAGTTGCTAATTCGTCGTCGCCTTCTGGGTCTGCAGATGCTTCAGGAGCAAAAGTTTCTTCTTTTTCTGCGTCCATATCCATCTCTGCTTCGCCTTCTTCGTCGCCTTCGCCTTTGATTTCGTCGAATTTTGCTTGTAATTCGTCTACGATAGCGTCAAGATCTTGGAAAAGTTCTTCAGGTTCTTTTTCACCCTCTGCACCTTCCTCATCGCCTTGAATTTCTTTTTCAAGTTCGTCGGTTTCATCTCCGCCCATAGCGTCCATTTCACCTTCTTCGTCGTCGCCTTCTACGGCTACTTCTTCGAACTCTTCGTCAACTTTTTCATCATCCTTGTCTTCGTCTGATGCTTCGTCAACTTTGTCTTCTTCTGAATCCTCATCCTTAGATGCTTCGTCAACTTCTTTGTCTTCTGCATCTTCGTCTTTTGATGCTTCATCAACTTCTTCGTCGTCCTTCATCTCTTCTTGGATTAGGTTTTCGTAAATTTCTCTTGATTTTGTTACAACGTATTCATGGAAAAGTTCTTCTGCCTTTCCTTGTTCGTCGTTTACCAAATGCTCAAGCATTTGTTCTAATGTAGTTTTATCTGCCATTGTATTCTCCTTTAAATTGGTAAGGCTGTTTCATTATATATTTACATTATTGTTATAAAATCAGGGTTAAATGGGCATTTTTTGAGTCATTTTACCTTCTACGGTGGTTCCCGCAAAGGTATTTTCAAAATCCTTGAAAGATATGTGCTTTAAATTAGGATGCTGCGGCCCCAATTTATCCGGTATAAATGCTCCATTATCTATGATTCTGTAGAAACGTGTGTTCTTAAATTCCTTAACAACCTTCTCAGTTTGGCTTAGCCAATTACCAAAAAACGTTGCAGAATCGCCTGATTTTTTGTAATTAAACGTGTCAGCGTACACATTATTAAACTTTCCATTTAATCCTTGATAATCAAACCCAAATATATAAATGTCCTTGTGTCCGTTTGAAGCCGCAAACCATAGTGCTGTTGGTCCGCTCGACCAGCCCTTGTGCGGATTGAAGAGATTTACGTGATTCTTGGTTTTGATTCCCTTATTAGGGTTGGTCCACAGTGTTCCTCGAGCATGATAACCGGCATCGATTATTTCGTTAACCATCTTGACATCAACTGCTACGAGGTAGTGAGGATCAAATTCTCTATACTGAGCATTGCAACCATAGACAGTTCCAATGTTCAATAGCGAAGGACAGTCCAACTTGAGTCGGCTCTGACCGTTTCCTAAAACGAATGCTATATCTTTTTGCTTATTCTTGTGCTTCAACTGGAGTACCGTACATTTGTCTAATGAACCCCAGTTCAGATTGTCTTTCTGCTTCGTGTGCTTCTGCCTGAAGTCTGAGTTCATTTATCTGACGAAGTGTCAATCTGATTTTACGAGTATTATCTAAATCCATCACTGATTCGTCCTTGCTGTTATCGTATCTCTTATCAACAGCAAAGTCGTTAATCTCGTCGTTAAAATATAAAAATTCTTTTAGAAGCATACTGTATTTATTATTGAGCGGTCGTTTCTTCGCCTGCTCCCTCTTCGCCAGGTTGTTCCGCCGCTGCTGCCATACCTTCTGGTGCTTCGGCTGATTGTGTTTCAGCATCTGCTGAAATGCTGGAAGGAGTTATGCCCGCGCTTCTTAATTCGCCCGCAGCATCCTGTGCTGCTGAAATGTTTGCGGCATTTTCCTCTCTCCATAATCTTTCGTTCTCAACAATTTCTTCTTGAGATAAACCAAGATATCTTTTCATTGCAAAACGTTTACTCAAGAATGGAACACCCTGTATCGCACCATAGATGTTTGCTCTTGTTGCATCAAGTTCTGCCTGTCTGTATGCTGCAAAGTTTTGTGGTGGATTAAATTTCAATTCAAACAGACTTGAATCAATGTTATATCCATTTGAGTCTAACCATAATTTAAACTCTTGATCAAATGATTCAACAATGTTTGCCTGTAGTCTTTCGCAGTATTTGTTGAAGCGTAGTTCCTGAATGTATGCTGTTCCTACTTTTCCGTCTGCTACTGTGTTAGGCTGTTCATCAATTGAAGTTGGCAAATAAGACGCCGGAATTCTTAAAGCACGGAACAATTTATTAGTAAAATATTTTAGATCCGTAATCTCGCCAAGATTGGTACCACCCGGTAGTGTTTCAACTTTTGATCCACGTCCTTCAGCAGTCTGTGGGAAGAAGTAGTCCTCGTTAGTTGAAAGTGGATTGTATGAAGCATCAATTACTGATGTTCCACCGCCAGTTGCACTTGGAATACGTCTCTGTTGGATTTCATTCTTGACCTTTTCAACAAATCCCATTGCCATGTGTGCGGGCATGTTACCCACGTCAACATAAAATATTCTTCTTTCCGGAGCACGCTGAATTCTATAAATGATGATAGCATCTTCCAATAATTCTTTCTGCTTGTAAACTTTAAACACACTTTCGAGCAATGAATTACCAAATGGATAGTTGTTGTCCAGTCCTTCCGATAATGAAATATGCATGATGTGTTCAGCATCAACAGTAATTTCGTTTTGCTGATTATGAAATCTTGTGCCAGGGGGTTGTGCAACATTACCAACCATGCCACGACCAAAACCTCCACCGCTTGTGTAGGATGAAGTACCGCTTGGTGATGTGTTAGTAGTTCCGTGTGGTGTTGTTGCTATTAAATTCTTAAAGTTAAAATTAATATCTCTAACAACATACTGTTCTGGTATTTTTCCTGCTGATTCGTTTACAATTATTTTTGATACTTTGGCTTGATCAACATATAATAATTTCTTAGTTTCCGGATCACGAATAAAGAAACAGTCACCGTACTTAAATGTATTTCTTACTATTCTAAAAATTCTTTGTTCTAATTGATTTACCTTGGTCCACTTTTGTAATGCTTCCTTGAGCAGTTTTGTTTCAACACCAGTTGGTGCTTGCCTAAAGAAAAAGTTAAAAGGTGTTGCGTTCTCCTTGTCCTTGCCTGTACAGAATTCAGCAAGAATATCCAAGGCTGCATTTACTTCTGAATCCATGTCCATTGTGTCGTACTGCATGTATTTTTCAATACGATTTGGACTACCTGCATAGACGTCTGGAAGAAAAGATGAGTAATGAGATCGTGCCGGTCCGGGACTGCCTCCTCCACTAATTGGGCTCATTGAGCCGCCTGTGTTATTTGGATTAACCGGTGTAAAATACTTTTTCCAACTCATTATCTATCCTTGTTACGTAATATTCAAATCGCCAGCCAGTCCAGCCGTTACTTTGATTTGTCTATTCGCTGCTTTTAATTGTAATTTGTTTAATTCAACCAATTGTGCCATCATACTATTTAATGTAGATCCACCCTCGGCACTCGAAGATGTGGCTGAAGAAGATCCTGTATTGGTTCCCGCACCTGTATTTTTGGATTGTTGTTCCTTTTTGGCTTTTTCTTCTGCTTCTTTTTTGGCATCATCTTTGGCATTTTGATCTTCAATGGATTTTATGTTTCCTTTTCCTCGATCACCTATTAGGTAACTGTCTTCCTTGGCTGCTTTGTAACCGAGTGCAATGTAAGGATTGGCAAAATCAACACCGCCCTTATTCTGCGCATCTATTTTTGCCTGTTCGTTTTTCTCAACGATATCAAGAGACTTGCCTGTTACTGCCTTCCAAAGTTGGCTCTGTGCATTTCCAATCTGTGTATTAAGTTCATTATCACGCTTTTTCCTTGCTTCAAGAATTTCCAATTCCTTGATCGCACGATCTGACTGAACCTTGTTCTTGGTTTCTTCCATCTTGGTTGCCAACTTTTGAGATCTTTCCTTGATTTCATTATTCTTCTCATCAATGGCAGCCTGCTTTTCTGCAAATCTTTGTCTGTCCTCGTCATTCTCAAAGAATGTGGTCTTCTTGTCAACCCAAAGACCAAACTCATCAAATGCCACTCCTAATTTTGAAAACTGTATTCCAAACAGTTCGAGTACATCTCCAAAACCCGAGAACGAATCAATAAAGTCAGTCATCCAATTTTTCATCTTCTGGAATCCTTCGGCAACTGGTTTGATTGCGTGGTTGTACATCCATGTAAATGCATCCGAAAGGGGTCCTAACGATTCTTCAATCCACTGCATGGAATCCTGCCAAAACTTGACAAATTTTTCTCTAAACCATAATCCTACTTCTTGGAAAGGTATCACGAAGTTGTTGTTGAACCATTCGGAAATACCTTCGAAGGTTCTTCCAAAGAAATCCATGATCGGTCTGAAGGTATCGGATACCCAATCCGATACAGAATAGAATGCTTTCTTGACGTAGAGCATTCCAAGTTCCACCGCAGGAAAAATCGAATTCACCATGTTTGTAAAGAAATCAACTACCGGAACTAATACGTCCACGAGTGGGTTGAGTGCGTTTTTAACGAGTGTTGCGATTGGTTTGAATAAATTAATCACCGCTGAAAACAGTCTTGCAAAGGCAGAGCCTAATTTTTGTATAGGCATGAATATTGCTCTTACTACTTCTGTCACCGTCTCGAATGCCTGCATGAATCCGTTTAGCAGTCCTGATGAAACAAGGAAGTTTTTAAATTCAATGGAAGTTTCGTTAATTCTTCTTCTTAGGGTTTCTATGGTCTTGACGTATTCGTCGCTGAGTTTGATCTGTTTTGCCTGGTCAGCCGCAGCCTTCATTCGTCTGTCCTCGTCCATACGTGAATTTACCGTCATCACATTGTACAATCCTGCGAAGTCTGAACTAAATCTACCTATGTCTCTAAACCTTGCTGCGTTTAGATTTCCTTCTGATCGTAGCATGTTGTCCAAGTTTGTTTGTTGTTGGAGAGTCAGTATTCCATCCTTCTCCGTAATCTTTGCAAACTCCTGCATCATTCTAAACGAATCACCGTGTGTTGCTGCAAACTTTCTTGAAAGGTCCGTTGTTGCACTTCCAGTTGCTATGATGTCCTTGGCTATTGGTCTCATTGCAGGTTCCAGACCATTTATGAAAGCCATCAATGCCTTGGCACTGTCTACTGACATATTGTCAATCTTTGCCTGGAACTGTGCATCAGCCAACAACTGTTTCTGTGCATCCATTTGTTGTTCTCTGGTTTCACCAGTAACCTTGGCCAGCATGTCAATTTCTTTCGCATAATTTGCCGAACGTATTGCCAGTTCCTGCACAGACATGTTTTGTTGTCTGCCCATCATGCTTACTAATTCTATGTATTTGGCTGCCGTTTCGTTAACCTCGGCAGAAGTGTATCCAAGTGCAGTTAATTGGGTCATCAATCCCGATGTTCTTAATTCCTTGCTGATGCTTTCAAATCTCTTTCTTCCCGTTTCAACGCTGCCGCCCAATAGCCTGAAAGCATTTGCATTCTGTCTCACGAATCTGGTATATTCGTCTATGGTCATGCCTCCCTGTGCTGCCGCGTTTGAAAGATTTAGAATGCTGCCTCCAAAACTCGCACCAACGCTGGACGCTGCCTGGAATGCATTAACCAATTCTTCCGTTGCCTTGACCGATCTCGCATAGGTTTGTCCAAACAGAGGAATCTTGGCAGCCGCACCAGTTAGGCTCTTGTCAAGGTCTGCAAAACTTCCCAACACGGCACTTGCCTGGTTGGTCATGTCCGCAACAAACTTGGTAAATTTATAGGCCGCCGTGGCCGCTATCATTAATCCCTTGCCCAATGCAAGAGGTATTTTTGCCAATCCTCCAAATGCCTTGGTTAGAGAACCGCTTGATTTCCCGGCACCAGCAAGGCTCTTGGCCAAACTGCTCGCTGCACCGCCAGCACCACCACCCTGGTTGCCAGCACTTCCGCCCATTAATTTGACTAATTCACGTAGCGTAGCCTCAGAAGCGACATTTTTGGCTTCTACTTCTCCAATTCCGGGTATATCAATAATTACTTTTGCCATTCTTTATTTTTCCAGAAAACTGCGCATATAAATACTTACACTATATATGTTTAACATAATGTATTTATTGGAGATAAAATATGGCGGATGAACTTCCTAACGTTACGATAACAGAGGGACAAACAAAGAAACCAAATCCCCTTCAGGGCTACTATAGACAACCAAAGATCTATATCAAATTGCCATCTAAAGGTGTGTATTATGGTGATGCCCTTGATGCATCAGAAAATGGTGAATATCCAGTTTATGCCATGACAGCCAAGGACGAACTATTATTGAAAACGCCAGATGCGCTCCTTTCAGGACAGAGCACTGTTGAAGTGATCAAGAGTTGCGTACCAGCAATCAAGAATCCGTGGGTAATGCCCACTATTGATCTTGATGCTGTCTTGATGGCAATCAGGATTGCTACCTATGGCAAGGACATGGATTTCTTTGCAAACTGTCCTAAGTGCGAAACAGAAAACAAATACACGCTACCATTGGTGGATCATCTTGGTAGGGTACAGCAGTTTCAATTCCAACCCACAGTACAGGTTGGAGCAATGACTGTTTACATCAAACCGTTTACCTACAAGCAGATGACGGATAACAATCTAAAGGCTCTTGAACAGCAGAGAGTGTTTTCGGTAATCAATGATGAAAAACTATCAGATTCCGAAAAGATGACCAAGTTCAATGAGAGTTTTGTCAAACTGACAACAATGACAGTTGACATGATTACGCAGTGCGTTGACAAAATTGAGGTGCCAGAAGGGAGCGTAAGCGACCCGGAGCAGATCAAGGAATTTTTGGAAAACACAACCAGCGAAATCTTTAACGAACTCAAGACCCATATCGAAGAAACGAGACAGGGAGTTAACATTCCTGATCAAAAGGTTCAGTGTGAAAATGAGGAATGCAAACACAACTTTAATGTTCCCGTAACACTTGATCAATCGGATTTTTTCGAGCGCAGATCCTGACGCTGCCCGTATCAGAGATCTTAGAACTGTCCGACAAGATGGATAAGGACGCAAGGGCACTCAAGAAGGATATCCTCAAGGTGTGTTGGTACATGAGAGGTATGTCCTACAGCGAAGCCATGCATCTAAGTTCAGAGGAAAGACAGTTAATCGGAGACATTGTCGAAGAGAATCTTGAGACTACCAAAAAAACCAAACTTCCATTCTTTTAAGATTATTTCCAACAGTTGAAAACGTTTAATAGAGATCTAAAGATCTCTTGCGTTTTCGCTTGCGCTCAACGCATTTTTCTTCTTCGAAACTTTTATATATGAACACAACAACTGCGAAGCAGTTTTGTTAGCATCATGTAGATAGTAGAGCCACAATTCGCCCGTTGCCGGACGAATTAGTGTTGTTGAGCTTCATGTGAGTTAGCGTCACCAACCTGTTAAAGAAGATTACATATAATATGTACGGAGGCGGCAGACCTTCAACCCCCTACTTCAGCATTCGCAATATCCGCGGAAAGCAGTTAATCCCTAACAGTCGAAATCACTTGCTTCGTGGTTGTACCTTTTTCACAGAGCCACATCTTTCATGCCTTAAGTTAGCATTGTCCTTGCAACGCACCAGTATCTGAACGCACACTGCCCGCACGGCAGGCGTCCTCAAGATGGGTCGAGCAGCCCCGACCAAACCATGTTGCTATGTTAAGCCTTGTTTTTAATTTGTCTTTCGAGAAGTGCCTTGCGCAATTTTTCGGAACCGCCTACTCTAACATTGATTATGCCATTGTAATATTCGTCTGATTCTAATACCCTGCGATCAAATTGTTCCCTTGCCTCGATGTAACCCATCTCTGCCCTGTTTGTGCAGAAATAGAGTATTTCTCTTGTGAAGTTTTGTGGTCCAAGTGCTTCCACATCAGCGATAAGCCTATCGGATGATCCCCAATATTCTTTCCAATCTGATTCCTTGTGGCCGCGACGCTTGTTTTTCTTGCCTTTGAGTGGTGGCTTGGTAGTTTTGAATTTGGCTAATTTCTTGCCTATGTATTTCTTGTTGTTGGTAGTATTGGTAATGAGATAAACGAAGCCTTCATATTCTTCTGGAATACTGTCAATAATATTGCCTTCAAATGTCCAACTCGGGTTCGTCATCAGTCTTACTTACTTTCGACGGACGACCCACCATGCCTTTTCTGGCTTCCTTTCTTTCCTGCCTCTTATCTTGAATTTCTGTGCGCCTTAAACTTGCAAAATTACGTATCTCTGATAGCCAAAAGCGAGCCTTAATTCCGGCTTCGTCACTTCCCTTGTATTCAAATCTTTCCTGCCATTTGAAATAATTTTGGAATGCTTCAATCATTTTGTCGTGGTTGTCAGTGCTCATAACCAATTTGGTCCTGTGACAAAGTATGCCAGACTGGACCTTGTTCCTTTTGTTACGGGAGTAACTCTATGCGGAACAAAACTTGGAAAAACTATCATAGATCCGATCTTATCAAACTTATCAATTGGATAAGGACCGTTTAAGAATAATTCAAACTTTCCTCCGTCATAGTCATTCTCGCTTAGATTTAGTAATGCTGTTAGTTTTATATCGTACATTTCTCCACCAACATTATCAGCATGCCATCCATATTCGGCATCATCTTGTGAGTGATAATCTGCATAGTTGACAATATCAAAATCACAGGCAGAAAACAAGTTTAAACCGAAAAAATTTTTATTGATATCTTGAATGATTTGCCTAAACTTGTAGAGTTCTCTTGAAACCATTCCATAATCTACAATTTGCACCTTTGAAGTTTTTGTAACTCCTTGTGCAGGACTGTCAGAGGCTTTACTATTAATATTATTTTTAATCGCATTTCTTATGGCAGAACATTCTTCAACTGTGTGTGAATTTTCTACGACATAAAAGTGCGATTTCATTGCACAATCTCCACATCATTTGAGTATGAAGTAAATCCATTCTCCTTGATAACCTTTAATACGGTATTAACACGTCCCGCAAGATCATCTCTATGCGAAATTAGGAACACGTTCTTGTGTCTTTCACGTGTCATCTTCTTGAGAACCGCAATGGAACTCTCAACTCCTGCACTGTCCATGCCGCTATCCACAAGTTCATCGATGAATAATAAGTTAATGCCATGATACAATGATTCCCAAACATCACGGAATGCCCAACTTAGGCTTAAGATGAGTCTATTTCGTTCACCTCTACTGAGATTATCGAAGTCTAAGTCCTGCCCCAGTTGTGTAATAATCACCGTTAAATCATTCTG